GTGTCCCCTGCAGACATCACATGAATAGTCTAAGTGCAGGGGATTTATAAGGAAATACAGATGTTGAAAATATTGTGCCCGCAATTATGCCCGCAAAGGATAATCATGAGGCTTTTTGAAGTGGTGAGAAGTAACTGTGTTTCCAGTTCTGATAGTCGGCGTAAACCCATTTAGAGGCGCGGCCGAATTTGTGAGGTGATGGTAAGCGTCCATGTTTGATTTCTGCGTACAAGAACGTTTTACCCATACCAGAATCTTCCATCATGAACTTTAAGTCAACAAGTGAGTCATCGCGAAGTTCGCGCATAGGTTTCATCTCCGGATTGGGAATCGAACAGGGAAGGGATAATGACTAGAGGATTAAAGTAAGTTGAATTTACGGTATTCGTGCAAGCCAAGATCATAGCGCTGATTGTGATTTTGGCTCATTGAGAAATGCACAGGCCTCATCGAGTGTGAGGCTGTGTGATTCCATGGTTACTCCTACGCATACCACTTATCTACATTGTCGAACTCAATAACTACATCTTCATAACCAAGCGTTATTAGAAGTTCGCAAAGCACTTTATCTGCCTCAGCATGGTCACTTTCAGGGTCGTAGCTTGTATGTAGGGCCCTGAGCTTTACTATCGCCTCTTCACGAGTCATATCTATCTCCAATAAAAAACCGCCATTGCGGCGGTCTAGTCGATGCGGATGTGTGGAATCTTACCGGCTGCTATAGCGTCGTAAAGCTTTTTGGCGTGGTAAAACTTATTTTGGGTTGGTGGAAGTGCAGGCATCCAGTAATCAATTGCCTCAGCAGCAGCATCGCGCTTCTTATCTGCTTCTGAGCGGATAGGGCGAAATTCATCAGCCCAGAAAGGTCGAGTTGTCTTGCAGTCAAATACGAGCACCTCCTTCCATGCTACTGCATCACCATGAGATTCAGGTCTGTCAGTGTAAGCAACGGTAGCCTCCACCCACTCGCCGCCGTAACTGGCTTCTACGCGACAGCCCACAGGAGGCAATCCCTCGCCATCCCATTCTGTCTTGCTGGCAGCAAGTGCGGCTTCGTATTGCTGACTGGTCACTACTTCCGTGGATGTAAACGGATGCGGTGAAATAAGAGTCTCAGATAAACTCGGAGGGCATGTATAGTCAAAATAAAAGTTAACGCCTCTGTCTCCCTCCATGACCACAGCTTTAACTACGTTATTAGGCCACTTCCATCCTTTTCTGCTTTCAGAAAGCAAGTAATTAATCAGTTTCACATTCATCTCCTTACACTAATTTCTTATACACGCGAGGCTCATCAATAGTAGCCGCGCGAAGTTCGTATTCGTGATGCACCGAGTGGTTGCCGTCATCCCATTTGCACCAGTATTTCGGATGGTCGTTATCCGGCTCAATCTGACTCTCAACCATCCCTCTGATGCCTCCAGACTTAAGCTGCACTAACGCGCCCACAGCAAATTTAGCCATAACAAGCCCTCTGACATGTGAATGATTGAAGAGATAGCGCTCAGAGCCATAATTCCAACAATGAGCCAGATAATTGGATTGGCGTGCATGGTGACTCCGGATAAAGAAAAACCCGCGATGTGCGGGTTTGTTATTCGTGGCGATTCATGTATCTTTGCGATAAGGCCATCGTATAGCTGCGGGTGTAGTTCATCGCAGATAGGCTTGAAGCGCTGAGCGAGCTCAAGTTTTTTCTCAAACCACGCCTCATGTGCTTCCGATGCTGTTTTAAACCTCCCAAGGTGAATTCTCTTTCCTCCCGGGCCCATTACCTCAGATTGGAATCGCCTGTCTCCTTTATGCCAGCAAACACCTATTGGGTACTCTCCTCTGACAGAGCGATTATCTGCGGTGAAAGTGTTCAGCTCCGGTGGGATATAGATACAAGCCTCTGGCCTATACACCTTATTCCCTGTGATCAACAAATCCTTATCAAGATGGAAACCATCAATATGCGCGCCCTTCCACCACTCAAGAAAAGGTGTAAATGCCATCCACTCTTTGCAAACGTAAGCGTCACGATATGATGGCTTTTTGTTAAGGTAGGATGGGTCATAACAACGCATAATCATTTGAGTCCACGCCTTGTACCCATGGTGAGACTCTGATTTTCCATCTATCAAGCCAGTTACCGCAAAAGCCGCATCATTGGATGCAACACCAAATACAACTGACTTGTGCCTTGGTTTTGGTTTTCGAGCTTCCAGATATGCATCAATTTCGGCTGCATTCATTTGACTACTCCTGCCGCGGTGCTGCTTCCAAAGCCATCTTCAGACCAAGGCGGATATCGTCAAACTCAATATCGCCTTTGATGCGGTTATGGCGGAAAGCAACGGCGAGGAACTCAAGACACTGAGAATCTGTGAGCTCTGGCAACTTGCAACCAGTCGTTACAGGTTCGGTACCCTGAAGCATGGCGGCGCGGCAGGTTTTCTCCGTCCATTTCAGATATTGCTTAACCGCGCTATCATCAGCGCCATCACAGTCAACGAGGTTTTCTACCAGCTCACGCGCCAGCTTCTTGAAATCAGGCACAGCTACCGGCGCTGGCGGTGCTGCATATAGCGCCTTGTAACTCCACCCTGACCAATGCGCCGCTTCTGCTTTATCGTCATCCTCTGGGCTAACAAGCGTAACTTCGCTTGGATGTTTCCTGTGTGACCACAGCCAGGCTACTGGTTCGGCGTTGATGGACGCTGGCTGGGATGTATATAGCGGCGTGCCATGCGGCAAACTGTTAAATCCAGGCTGCTTGCTGATGCCACCACTTCCTGAGCGCTCATCACGTAAAGCCACAGGCTCCGCTTCGAGAGATGCCAGCGCGATACGCGCCAGTTTCAGTACCACCTTGGGAGTTATTTTTTCACTGAAGTGCTCTCGTGCTTTCTTTTCCGACCACACGACAGGCCACAGGACTTCTTTCGCAGCTGCTTCGATTTGCTGTAACTGCTCTTTGGTGAATTCCATTACTTAACTCCCAGCAGCAAGCGTGCCGCCTCAACAGTTACCCACGAAGGCATAGCAACGCCTGATTGACTGCCATTGCCACGACGTTCACACGTGTCGCATTCAGCATAGAGCCGCGACAGCATTGCCTCTAGCTCAGCCACGCGCTTCTCTGCGGCCTCTGCACGATTCTCTGCGGCTTCACATTTCGCGTGCAGCAACGAATAGTTTTCGCTGGCTGTCTTAATGACTTGGCGCAGATTATCTGGATCCATATCGTCAATCACCGGAAGCAGCATGTTCGGCGTGAGAATCTCATTCAGGCGCTTGTCTTTTCCCTCCAGCTCATCCAGTAGCGCCAGCAAGTTTTTTGGCTCTTTAACGAACGCAAGATATTCGTGTGAGCGGTCGATGCATGTGGTGTCGCTGATAAAGCCGTTTTCAAAATCTGCATAAGCGGTAGAAGCGTTTTCAATAATTTTACGTAGCGGGGTATTCCGTATCTTCAGGCCCACATATGGGCTGCTGTAAACAATACCTGTCTCGACGTCTACGCTAACTCGCGCGCACTTGTATTCAACAACGTCATGGCAGACGTATTTAACTGGTTCACCGTTTTCTGTCTCAAGAGGCAGGCTAAAATCGATAGCCTGTTTGTCGATGTTGCTCATTGGGCGTTACCTCCGTCATTTGCAAACTCACCATGTATCTCTGCGCGCGCTTTTTTGATCGCTTCAGCAGCTTCCTGCTTGTCAGAAAAGGAGCCCACGTTGATGTGTTTGCCTTCATACATAATTGAGGCCTTCCATTTGTTAGATTTCCGGCACCACGAAACGCCCTTTATTCCGGAAGTATTGGTGGACTGTATCTTCCTGTTAAGCGCGTTTTGTCTCAAAGAGACAATGCGGAGATTGGCGATTCTGTTGTCCTTCCTGTCACCATTGATGTGATCCATTATCCCTTCTGGAAATTCTCCATATACGTACAACCATGCGAGCCTATGAGAAAGATAAACAACACCGTCCACGCAAAAACGCAGGTAGCCATGTGAGTTTGTTGTTCCAGCGATATCGCCTTTAATAGCCCTGCTAGATGTCGACTTTATTCTTGTGAAGACACCTGTATAACTGTTGTAGTGAAATAACTCCTTAAGCCGAGATTGAGTTAGCGTCATTTCTTCGCCCTCTGGTTTAACCACGCAGTCAGGAATTTGTTCTCGTTCACGCTTGGGAATGATTGACGCTTCAGCATTTCTTCGCGTGGGATGTCGTTGATGGGTTTGAAGCGGTGTCCGGCGATAAGCTCTTGAGGTGTTACGAATGGGTCGTAATAATTTCCGATCATTGTGCACGCTCCAGAAAATCGTTAACGCCTTCTGACAATTCAATAGACAGGTCATCGATGTGAGTTTTCAGCTCTGATAGCGTCTGTGCTTCTGACTCCAAAATTTCACGCTCACACAGCGCCTTCACCAGGTGGTCAAACTTGCTGTAGTAGCTCAGGCGAACCAGTGTTTCCTGTCCGGCATTCTTGCCTTCTTTGATGGTGCGTTTTTCGTTAAGAACGAGGTCAAACTTAGTGCCGGTGATTACGTATTTACTGCCTACTTCGATGTTCAGTTTCATGATGAATTCCTCAGCTGCTGCGTACAGCGCCAAGGCGACCGTAAGTGTCGCGATAGAAGTCGCTGTAGTAGGTTTTTTGTTTCGGCCCAGTGGTTTCCCATCGAGGATGGAAAGAGGCCATGAAGTTGTCATGCCAGAGTTTTGCTTCGTATTTCCTTGTGAGCTTCTCGATCCAGTAATCGTCCTGCGCATCCTGAATCTGCTCTGGAGTGCGTTCATCATTTGGTAGAGTTCCGCTCTCTTTCTGCTGGTAATAAAGCTCCAGACCAGCACATACCCGGGCAATAACTTCGTCCTTCGATTCCAGTTTTTTAGGTGCACGGAAGTAACCATTTTCATCAGGTGACATGGCTTAATCCTTAAACTGGAGGCGAAGTTATGCCGCCTCCGTGAGGTGAAATAGAATGTTCAGGTGGTGGTTAAATCAGGTCAGAAGGGGATATCGTCGTCGAAGTCCATAGGAGGTTCGCTAGCCTGCTTAGGCTGTTGCGGCTGGCTATTTTGCTGCTTTGGCTTACTATCCGCTTCGCGCTTGCCGCCAAGCATTTGCAGTGTTCCGCCAACTCCAACCAGAACCTCTGTGGTGTACTTCTCTGAGCCTGACTGATCTGTCCATTTTCGAGTACGCAGCTTTCCTTCCAGATACACCTCAGAGCCCTTTCGCAGGTATTCGCCAGCAATCTCAGCCAACTTTCCGCTCAACGCCACACGATGCCATTCTGTTTGCTCTTTCTGCTCACCGGTCTGTTTGTCTCGCCACTGTTCCGATGTTGCTACGGTCATGTTGGCAAATGCTGCCCCAGAAGGCGCATAGCGCACTTCCGGATCCTGACCTAATCGACCTACGATGATTACCTTGTTAACGCCTCTGCTAGCCATTTATGCCGCCTTTTTAAGTTCATTGATGCGAGTATTCATTGCCTGTACGCACTTCTCCTGATGCTCAGGGTGTCCATTCATTAACTGCCAGTCTGACTGATAGCGTTCAATTAGATTTTTCTTCACCGTTTCCGTTAGTGCATATGCGCAAAAGTCAGCCAATACCTTGTCGGCATCAATGGCGTCGGCGTTGACTCCCTCAGCGTTTTCGCTGCTTGTATCAGCGGGTAAATGCTGTTCTTGATTTCCCGCAGGAAGAGCCCACGCAGGAAGTTGAGGAGGTGACCAGTAGAAAACGCCAATCTCTTTTGTTTTTGCGTAATTGAAGCCTTTTTGCCGTTCCGCTGATACCGTTGCAAATCCTTCAGTGAGGTCATACAGGTATCTTCCAATTCCCCATTGAACAGCTGCGCGCTTCATTGCTCCAGAGCGACCGCCTTTTACTGCCTCAACCTGTGTGTTTTCTGCGGCATCCCACTTGGTGATCCACTCTCCTTCAACCTTAATGGAAATACCGCACTCAACACCGCCACCATTAGGAATGTCGCGATATTCGTTACGCCATCCAGACTTTCCGCAAACTTCATCAAGTCGCTTCATGATTGCCCGGTTGGTGACATAAGCCAGAACCTTTGCCCATATACCGCTGTTGTTTTTACCGGCCTGTTGTATGCGCCACTCAATATCATTGCTTGCAAATGGCGCGTCTAAATCATCAAGATTCATGAGTAATACCCCGCAAATTCCTGCCATGTGATCGGCTGATTCTGCCGTTCTGCTGCCAAGTTGATTTGTTGCTCTACCTCTTCCTCGATCTCGGGTGAGATAAGCGCGATAAATTCTTCGTCACTAAATTCATGCTGCATGATTTCGATTCCAGTCTTCATCCTGACAATCTTCCCAGCCCATTGCGATTGATGAAGCCCATGCGTATGCGGCGCTGTTACCTTCCTTCGTATCCGGGAAGGATGCTTCATAGAGCTTGTTGAACTCACGATTACTTTGCTGCACAAGGATGGTTCCGTTAACAGGCACAATAGTCATGGCTCGGCACTCCAGGCTGATTAAGGATGTCTGCCAGCCGTTTCCAGCCAGCGCGTAATTTGCGGGTAATGCGATCTAAAAGTGATTCGTGTAGTTGGAAAGCACCCATGCGAGCGCCTCCCGCGATTGCTAGAATCATGGGTGGTTCCTTATGTTGTGTGTGATTGCATAGCGCTGCGTTCGTTGAGCGCACTGATATACAGTTAAAAAAATGCCCTCACATCGGAGGGCAAAGACATAACGAGGGATTTCCAATAATCAGAACTATCGAATCGTCTCCGATAGTACGAGCGCGGATTGGCTCACATAGCTGACTCGTGAATCAGCTATAGGTGCTTATCAGCAATAAAATGGAACCTTGATGTACTTGCGTTTTTTCAGTGGGAAGTAGAAATATCCCCAATATGAATCCTCACAGGGATAATCGTTATGCTGCTCAACTAATACGTATGGCATTCCGTGTATCGTGTCTTCCTGCTTTTCAAGTCCGCTCTCATCTTTAAGTTCGACAATCATCGGAAAGTCAAGCCGACTATCTGAGTAATAATCTCTTACGCGATTGATAAATTGAACTAGCTCCATCACTCCTCCCCCAGAGCCTTGCTGATGGCTGCCTGTGCTTTATCCTGCGCCCTATCCCAACCGATTCCGTATAAGTCTCCATGCATTGCCCTGATGTGCTTCCACCCTGATAACATGTCTTGCAGAGCTTCGAGCAAATCAGGAGCTGCCGCTATCAGGTTGGCGTTTGCTTTCTGGAATTCGTCATTACCATCGAACTCAACCCATGCAACCGGCAATATCATTCCATACGATTGATCATCATCTCGGCTTATCGGGCCGATACTTCTGTCTGTTTTGGATGCCACCCATGGACCTGGCATTCCCTTAAACTCTTTCATATTCACCTCTGTGGCTTGCAGCCAAAAGAAGGCCGACTATGCGGCCTAGTAATTTCCGTACCACCAACCATCTTCGCGTTGCGTTAGGCCTATTTTCTGCTTGCCTGTAATTTTAAATACACAAATAGAGCAAGAAAACGTTCCTTTAGAATGAACCTTTACACCATTATCTGCCTCTCTGACTCTTAATATTCTGGATTCTTCATCTATTTGAATGTCAATCTTTCTATCTCTAAGCCCAGTGTCTTCACTAATCATTCCACCAGTTGCACCTGATGCTGTTTTTCTAATATGAAGCATTCGCCTTGATGGTTTGGCCCCTGAGCTTTTCTTTCCAATCTGTGATATAAAAGCCATAGCATTTCCTATATATAGTGCAGGATATATATTAATTTGAGGTCTTATCTTTAAGGATTACCGACATATCATCAGGTTCATTTTCAAAGAATGAAAAAAAGTCTTCTTCATCATGTGATTGTGAGTCAAGAAGCAGAAGTCTAAGCAGATGCTGAAGAGAGTCTTTCCTTGTATGCCATTGCTTTGCTTTTGCAATATCATGAGGGCATAGTGTTGTGATTGCTTTGTTATCAAATAACTTAACGTTTACGCAGCTTCTGTGATAAAGATTAATTATGTAATCAAGTGATTTTTCGCTAATTGTATTAGTGAATTTATCACTATCACCAAAATAACTATCCGGTATATTCTGTGGTAGATGCTTAATCATTTATCACCTCGCTGTAACCTGTTTACTCTTACGATGACCAGCTGCGAAAATCGCCACTTCTGGCAGACATACCGCGCCACTCACACCCTGCTTACGTCCAAACTCGTTCGCATACACAATCGCTGCACGCTCTAGATTGCGTTTGTATTCTTCCAGCTGCCAGAACGCGTCCTGCACCATAAATTTAATGGGCTTAGCATCTTCAATGCGCTTAGGTGTTTCGTGCTTACCTTTGGCCTGAATCTGTGCACGGCTGAGGGTAGGGCGGTGCAGTACGTCAGCGCTTTTTGCCACATCACTTTGCAGGTGGGCGCGTTTTTCACGGCGACGAGCTGTTTTTGACATTCTGTATGGCATAGTGACCTCCTGATGAACTTTGGTGATTGGATGAGACTGATTTCCCTGACGTCGTGATGCGGCGCGACCTACTCATGCGTCCATGAAGCCCTCATACAAAACGTTGACAGGCAACCGAGCATTCATCCAATCCCAAAGTTCACTTTGGTTATTTGGCTTTTCAGCCTTGTAGATTCATCTCTGAATCGTTGTATGTTCACCGTCCTGGTGAGTTGAGCTCCGTGTTGATGGCTTAAAATTAGCACCACGCTAAATTCATAGCAAGTGCTTTGTGCTAAAAAATTAGCGTTAATTGCTAAAGTGATGTTTTTGAATGAAAAATAATTTAGCGTAAAGCTGATGTGTATTTACATTGGGCAACAAAAAACCCGCACTAGGCGGGTTGGATGTATTGCTGTGGAGGTATTAGTAGGTTACGGATGACCAGAAGACGCGGCCAATCACTCGAATATCAGATGATGGTCTTATTTCTTCAGGGTGCTCTTCGCTGTTGTAACTCCTGATCCGAATCATTCCACCAGGCATTGCATACAACAGTTTTACACGTAGTAAATCGCCGTAGTCGATAGCATACATCTTGCCGTCTTTAACTTCCTTGCAGCCAGTATCAACTCCGACTGTAGAACCGTTAGGCAAAACCGGCTCCATACTATTACCGATAACCTCGACACATACAGCATTGGAGAACTGTATGTTTAATTTTCGAAGTGTGGATTTTGCGAATCTCAACTTATATCCATTATGGTCTTCACGAAAGGTACTTCCAGTTCCCGCCGCCAACTGCACTTCCTTCAGGAACGGAATCTCGACTTCATCATCTTCCAGTGACGTCTGACTATCCCATGGCTCAATTCCGCCGATAATTCTGGCTTCACCTCGATTTTCGGCTTCCTCTAACTCTGGATGCAATTGATCTAACCAGCCATGTGAAAGGTTTAGGTTTAGTTCAATTTTGCGAGCAAGGTCATCCCCTAAGTTTCGTACGGCTTTATCGCCGAGAATTTGGCTAAGGGTAGAGGGGGATGTGCCGACTTTTTCGGCAAAGTCAGCCTTAGTGATACCACTGCGTATAGCAAGGTTCTGCTGGTAGCGGAGGTTGTTCCGCCTGATGTCTTTTATGTCCATGCTTAAATCATCCCATCTTTTAGCATGCCGATAAATATGCATAAAGCTAAACTCTCTCTTGATTTAAATTTAGCGTGGCGCTAATATTTGTATTGTGCATTAGCAGACGGAGCACCTATGGAAACCAACGTAAAGCAGTTTGAACAGATGAATGATCTGCTTCGCTGGAGAAAACAGGCCTCCAAGGAAGATTGGGAAAAGCTGGCGAAGCTTGCCAATACAACTCCTGGGAACCTGGACCAGCTGGCTTATGGATATCGCGGAGCTTCCGCTCAGAAGGCAAGTGACATTGCTAACGCATCACTTAACTTCCGATTCCCTAAGCCTGTAACCAAAGAAGCAATCGCTTTCCCTCCAGTACGGAAAGCAACAAGTAGCAAAGCAGCTTAAGTAACACCCCCACAATGGGCGCTCGTCCTACAAGGCTGAAAAGCCAATATCACTTCAAATCGCATCAACCGATGCGTATTTACTTATTAACTAAGGAAATCATACGAAATGGACTATGCAAGAGAACGCAAGATCGCAAAGCGAATCGAAAGCCAGTTACTGAATAAGCTGGCGATGGTAGGGCAGACAAGGCTTGCCAGCTTCATCGGCATGAATGAAGCAGCAATCAGCCGCATGAAGTTTGCAGCTGGAAGGCAGAAGCACAGCTTCTTCGAACTGATGAGCATGGTAATGGCGATGCTGGAAGTCGAAGCCCCAGAGTCTGATATCGCGAAGAGATTGCTGAGAATTGAGCAGCTATTAACAAGCAAAAAGCGCCCGGTGGTGGCCGGACGCTCTGAGCAAATCAGCATCGAATTCTAGAGACACTGTGTTACGCCAAGTAACAGGAGTTATTTTAATGGTTAAGCAACGATTTATCCAGGACGAAATACACAAAAATGTAGCTCGCGAAAGGTTCATCCGTACGTTTAGCCGAGAAGCAGCTGAGAAGTTGAAGCAGGCGCTTGAACTTAGCAAATGTAAACTGGAGAAACCCGAATGAGCAACGTCGCATACGCAGATTTCGGGGCGATCAAAGCCCCGGTGGAGAGAAAAGTGGCAGAGCTGGAAGATGGCTATGCCAAGCTGTCCAACATGCTTCTTGAAGCCTACGCCGGAGCCGACCTTACCAAGCGTCAGTTCAAAGTTCTCCTGGCTATTCTCAGAAAGACCTACGGCTGGAATAAGGCCATGGACAGGATTAGCGATTCTCAGATTGCCGAGATTGCAAAACTGCCTGTTAAGCGTTGCAACGAGACAAAACTGCAACTGGTCAGAATGGGGCTTATCAAGCAGCAGGGCGGTATGTTTGGCCCCAACAAAAACATCAATGAATGGTGCATCCCTCAAAATGAGGGAATATCCCTCAAAACAGGGGATAAAACATCCCTCAAATTGAGGGAGTCATATCCCTCAAAACAGGGGGACACAAAAGACACTATTCAAAAGAAAGAAATACAAGATAAAAACACTATGCCTGAACAGGTTCAGGCGAAGCAGAAAAAATCATCTGACCAGCACGAAGAAACGGACCAGGCTTTTGAGAATATCTTCTGGTGTGCAGGAATGCATAAGACCGGGAAGAAAAACGCGAAGTCAGCATTCAGAACTCAGTTCACTCTTTGGCGGAAAGAAACCAAAGGTTCGGCAGGTGAGTTTGCAAAGTTTCTGGCAGACGATATCAAGCTTCGCCTTGGTGTACAGTTCGGCTTCGACAAGCTTCACCCATCGACGTACCTCAACGGTCAGCGCTGGAACGACGAGAAGCCTGCAACCGCAGTACAGCAAGTCAATAAATCATCATCCATCACCGTATCGAAAACTGGCTTAGTTTTCTGGGACAGGTGATACATGAAATCCAGAATCAAATCGTTACTTATCGCTGGCTACAGTCATGGCTGGTTGAGTTTTTCGTTCGTCGCATTCTGGTTTAACCGTCTGGATTTGAGGTCGTCATGACGCCAAGTGAACTGAGTGACCTGCTTTGGGCGCAGGTAGATAGGGTAGCTCCGCACCTGTTGCCAAACGGCAAGAAAGAGGGGCATGAGTGGGTTGCCGGAAACGTACACGGCGACAAAGGGACCAGCCTGAAGGTAAACCTGAACGGCAAGAAGAAATGGGCTGACTTCGCAGAAGGTGACGGCGGAGACATGCTGGACTTGTGGATGGCCTGCCGGGGAATTAATCTCCATCAGGCAATGCAGGAAGCCAAAGCATTCATCGGTATCAGGGATGACGATCACCACTTCGATGCAAAGCGGGAAAAGAAATTCTCTCGCCCGGATCGCAAGAAAGTAGCTAAATACTGCAACAAGTCTGAGCACCATATCGAATACCTGAAGTCGAGAGGCATCTCTGCTGAGACGGCAAAGGTTTTTGAGGTTGTGAGTGGCAAGGTGTGGAACGGAGAGCGCGAGCTTGAAGCTCTGGTGTTTCCGTACAAACGTGACGGCGAGTTAATCCAGGTCAAACGCATCAGCACTGAAAGGCCTAACGGGAAGAAGGTCATCATGGCTGAGGGTGATTGTGAGCCCTGCCTGTTCGGATGGCAGGCGCTGGACAGTAAGGTTCGTTCAGTTGTGTTGTGTGAAGGTGAAATCGACTGCATGAGCTACTCACAGTACGGTGTGAATGCTCTTTCGGTTCCATTCGGTGGTGGAAAAGGTGCCAAGCAACAATGGATTGAGTTTGAGTTTCATAATCTCGACCGGTTTGAAGAAATCTGGATCTCAATGGACAATGACGAAGTTGGTCAGGAGGCCGCCAGAGAGATAGCCAGCCGCCTCGGAGAGCATCGCTGCAGGATGGTTAAACTGCCACGCAAAGATATCAACGAGTGCCTCATGGATGGTATTTCCGAGGAAGTTATCTGGCAGTGCCTGGAGGGTGCAGCATTCTTCGACCCTGAGGAACTTTACAGCGCGAGAGAGTTTTATCAGGACACCATCAACGCCTTCTACGGAAAGCAGCAATACCTGTTCAACCCACCATGGGAAACGCTGGCCTATAACTTTCAGTTTCGCGAGGCAGAGCTAACTCTGGTAAATGGCGTGAACGGACACGGCAAGACCGAAGTCGTCGGGCACATGTCACTGGAAGCAATGAGGCAGGGCGTTAAAACCTGCGTTGCTTCGCTTGAGCTTAAACCGGGAATGCTTCTCAAGCGTCTAACCCGACAGGCCACCTGCTGCAAGATGCCTCCAGTGATGGAAATAGAATCAGCATTCAATTTCTACGATGACCGGTTATGGATATTCGGCCTTACCGGAACCGCAAAGGCTGAACGCCTGATTGAAATCTTCACCTATGCACGCCGTCGCTACGGCATCCAGTTGTTCATCATCGACAGCCTAATGAAGTGCGGGATTGGCGATGACGATTACAACGGGCAAAAGGCGTTTGTCGATGCGCTGTGTGACTTCAAGAACAAAACCAACTCTCACATCATCCTCGTCACTCACTCACGTAAAGGTGACAGCGAGGAAAAGCCTACCGGGAAGATGGACGTAAAAGGCTCTGGAGCCATTACTGACCTCACAGACAACCTGTTTATCATCTGGCGTAACAAAGGCCGCGAGAGAGCGTTACAGCGCGTTCAGGCAGGAGAGCAACTAAGCGAGAAAGACGAACAGCTTCTGGCGTCACCGGCTTCCGTTCTCATGCTAGAAAAGCAACGTAACGGAGAAGGCTGGGAGGGTGGCGTTCCGCTATTCCTTGATGACCAGTCTCACCAGTTCCTGCAGCTTGATGGCGCATCACCTTACAACTACGTCGCAAACATGCCCAAGTCTGAATATGACGAGGTGTGGCGACAGGAGAATGTATCGGAGTTTTAAATGAACACACGAGACAAAATACTCAACCACCTTGAAACAAACATTCCCACCTCTGCAGCGCAGTTAGCAAAACTCTTCAGTTGCCACAAATCACACGTAAACCTCTTACTTCATGACCTCGTTAAAGATGGTCTGATCGAGGTTGAGCATGTGACGAAGGGTGCCAACTTCTACCGCCTCACGGAGCTTCACAAGCAGCGTACGGAATCCATCCTCCGCTACATCGAAGAGCACGAAACTGGAATGGCAGTAGACATTGCCAATGCCACAGGTATCGACAAGAAGCTCGTTACAAAAATGCTTAAGTGCATGGCAGCCAACGGTGAGTTACATCGTGACTGGTGCCATAAGAGCGCGTGGGTATACAGCAAGAAGCCAGTAATCGAATGGGGACAATGCAACCCACTGACTGCATTTATCAACCAGAGACTGAGAGAGGTGCGGACATCATGACTGACACACGAAACTGGAAGTGCTTCTTTGGGATGCACCAGTGGAACAAGATGGGAGAATACACAAAAAAATACTATCAATGCCAAAATTCCGAGCATCCTTACCGAATATCAATCTGCTACCACCTGCAATGTGTTCACTGCGGAAAGATTACCCACGAAGAGTTTTAACACCCCAGCACGCTGATGGAGAGGAATGATGGAAATCATTGATGCGCTAATGTCGCCTCCAGGTTTGGTTCTGCTTTTGGTGATGGCTATAGCGCTTAAACAAATCAACGATAGTTTTTGATGGAGAGGAATATGGACGAATCAAGAAAGGCTTTCGAGCAATGGGCATTAGAGGTTATGCAGTTCACTCCTGATGACCTTACATGGGATGAAAGGCGCAACTGCTATCGGGATTACGTGCCGCATATGGCATGGAAAGGCTGGCAGGCATCTCGCGCAGCTATCGAGATAAAACTCGATGACAAGGTGATGGTTGAGGATGAGTTCGACAAAGGCCACAACTGCGCTATCGACTACTGCGCTGAAGCCATCCGCGCCGCTGGAATCAAAGTGAAGGAGTGAGTATGAGCGATTTAAAGCCGTGCCCATTTTGCGGATCAAAAGACCTTGTCATTAACCACGTAGGCCGCGACTGGAATTCAGTCATCTGCCGAGATTGTGGCGGTGAAGGTCCTGAAGAATTAGGCCGCGAAGATGCGATCAGTTCATGGAACCGGAGAGCGGGAGATGAAACAGACAATCTTCCTTCGAAGTAAGCAGCAACAGCAGTCAGCAATAAACGCCATCCTCGCATCACCACTCGACAACGACAGACCCATCACCATTCGAATCTCTGACTACAAGCGCAACCTCGACCAGAACGCACGTTTTCACGCGATGCTGGGCGATATCTCTCGTCAGGTCACATGGTGCGGAAAGCAACTAAAGCCTGAGCAGTGGAAGGTATTGCTGATTAGTGGTCATGCAGTCGCTACAAAGCAGGAGGCTGAAGTTGTTCCTGGTCTGGAAGGTGAGTACGTCAACATCCGAGAAAGCAGCGCAGAGATGAGCGTAGGGCGTATGGCTAGCCTCATTGAGTATACGATGGCATGGGCAACAGGTCAGAACGTCAGATTCACTGACAGGAGGTATGAGTGAAGCGAACATACTTCTACCATCCACCAATGACAACTGACGAAGCCAACCAACTTATCACTCTCTATCACTCCCGAAACGTACAAACAACCAAGCATTTGAGCGCTGACCCGCGCCTGTGGGTAGTGGGAGCCTTGCTTCCTGAGTACGCCAGCGAGCCAAAGGGTAGAAGTCAGTATCAACAGAGGATATGGCAATGAGTTCAGCAGACGATTACGCTGACAGATTACACGACCTGCTTGAGGATATGTCCAGTGACGGTATCGACCATTGGGACGTGATTTTCAACCTCATGCTCGACTATCTGGAAGCGACAACATTCGCAGATGACGATAAGGCTATCTGCGTGGACATTGGCGACAAAACAATCCTTATCCGGTTAATCGAGGGTGGCATGCCGGAAGAAACCACAGCAGCGAGGTTGCATTGATATGAACTATTCACAGCTACATGACGCACAGATAAACATGATGGTGTGTAAGGCGCTTGGACATGAGCTAAGCAGTTACGCACGAATCATCATGCAAGATGACGCGACAATTCTTCTTGCAGACAACAAAACGCTGGTTGACTACTGCAACAAACCGGCAGACGCATGGCCGATTATCACTGATAACAAAATCAGCATTTACGCAATGAGTGAGACTGATGCACGTGGAAAATGGGGAGCTGAAGAATTTTACCCAAACGAGGCATACCACTTTAACGACAACCCACTCAGAGCCGCCATGATTGTCTTCCTCAAGATGCAGGACGCTAAACATGCTTAGCCCCCACGAAGCCCAATACTACGAGCAGCAGAGCATACGTCGAACGTTGTGCGCAGGCTGCACGAAGGAGCTAACGCCAGAGGAAACATACGCATGTTTTGAATGCGTGGATGAGTGGCTGATTTATCGTGATCCGAACGGAGATATCTCAGATGGCAATATACCGGAGCAGTAAATGGCTTCAGGCAGTCAGGGAGATAGATTGCTGCGTTCTGTGTGGTCGATATGGAGTTCAGGCGGCACATCGGAACGAAGGGAAGGGAATTGGACTGAAGGTTGATGATTGTTTAACGGCGGCGCTATGCGAACAATGCCATACGCGCATAGACAACGGAAAGGATATGACCCGGGAAGAACGTAGGGCTGAAATGGACAGAGCCATTGTCTTGACGCTAAGGCAGTTGGCGAACGGAGGGAGGTTATCTGTCAGATGAATAGATATCTTTTGCAGCTACCCTGGCCGCCATCGAATAACCGGTACTGGCGACACTCACGAGGCATCCACTACATCAGCGACTGGGGAAAGAGATACCGAAAAGAAGTAATAGAAATAATCCAGCAACAACAGTTAGACATCAAAATCACACCTCGCATCAGAATCACCATCCACGCAGCACCCCCCGATAACCGCAAACGAGATTTGGACAATCTGCCCAAAGCCGTTTTTGACGCACTCACCAGTGCGGGCTTCTGGCTGGATGACGGTCAGATAGACGATATGCGCATCAAGCGCTGTCAGGCGATTAAAGGCGGAATGCTTGTGCTGGTAGTAACTGAGACGTGCGGGAGCTTGCCAATGATTACAGAACTTCTGGAGGAAGCATGACAGACATAAGCAGAGAGGTCTGTGAGGAATATCTGGATGCTCTGGTCACAGTGGAGTTATCCGTGCGCTTCGCACAGCTCGAAGACAGAAAAGTAAACGCCACCATCCGCGCAACAGTAACCGAGTTACTCAAGCGCATCCGCGACAAGAAAATCCGCGCCATCTTCGCAGGTTTAGCCCGTCAGCCATTCCCGGACGGGGCACTGAAGATGATGCGTCGCCAGTTAGATAGCTTAGTAGGAGAACCAGTATGTGCTCAGTAACTAACATCCAGCAAGTCAAATGGCAGCGTCAGCGCGATATGCATACCGAGCAGGTGCTGATTGGAAAAGAGCAAGAGCTTGAGCGCAGTCTTGATTATGTGCGAGAGCAGCTGCGGGAAGTGCGTAACCGGTTAGGAACGAATAAGCCAGACCATGACCCGGAGGCAGCGTAGATGATCACAACCAAACTGATAGAAATCGATGACGAGCAGAAGCTTGAGTTGGCTAAGGTCAGGGAGGCTTTTTACTACAACCCTGAGACTGGAAATTTTAGTTCAAGGCAGCATAACGGCATCCGCACAAGATGCATGATCGGCGATAACGGTTATATCTACGTAAGCATCAAAGGGAAGAAATACGCAGCCCATAGGTTGGCATGGTTTTACTTCCATGGCAGATGGCCTAAAGAAGATATCGACCATATCAACGGAAACCCATCTGACAATCGCATTCTCAATCTCCGAGAGGCTACGCGAAAGCAAAATTCCCACAACCGACGCCTTGGTAAAAACAATACCTCTGGCATGCGCTGCGTGAGCAAGAACCGCGTCAATGGAAAGTATGCTGTAAAAATATGGCGTTTTGGGCAGTGTTTCTCTTTAGGAGAATATTCAGAGAAATTAGATGCTGCGAGAGTAGCTAATGAATTTCTAAGGAAAACAGACGAAGAGTTTTTTAGCGACGTTAGAGCTAAGCATGACCTTCCAGATGATCAGCTTGCACTTCTAGCCACCATTAAACGAGCAAAAGACCTCGGCTTCAAACCAAGGCTTTTACCTGAAAATAGAGTGTGGGTGTCTCACATGCTTAATGCGTGGGGGCGCTGGGCATATGATGGCATGAGCGAGAAGTCTCAAATCAGTCCAATTGCCAGATTCATGGAGTCGGTGTCAGGTCGGGGGGCCATAACATCGGATGGAATCGTGGCAATCATGGAGAGTCTTCACAATCGCGGTTACAACGGTGAAGAGCTTATCAAGAAACTAGCGCAAGTCATCGCAAATCTTAAGCACTCTAATGCTGATCGCTGCACTGATGAGGAAGGCATGTTTATGGACAGACTCATTCTCAATGTGCTTGGAAGCAAGACCGTGCTCACAAAGGTTGCTGTTAACTACTACGTATATGGTCATGCAGTAGAAACCATAGCGCAGTACCTGCAACGGTTAACAAGGGGATCACTAACGATGCCACAATCACGTGACAGAGTTAGATGGTGCATTAGTTTAATTGAGGCTAAGATTTACCATGCTGCCATGAAGGAGTTAGAACGTGATGAAAATGCAAAACTTGTCGCATAAATAAATTATATCCGAAAAAGCTTGCAAAAAAATTATGGCCTGGTAAATTCTCTGTATGCTCGGAGCAAAAGCGAACAGAGCAGCCAAACAAATAAGCCCTGAGGTTCACGCCTTGGGGCTTTTTTATTTGCACAACAGGTAAGAGCATTGAGTATGTGACGGCATCCCGGTGAGACCAGGCACACTTCCCTGGCGCGGCAGTGCTCTTTCCGTTGTGGTGAATGAGCTAGATGGTGGGGTAAAGGCTCACCATGGCGAAGAATGCATGCAGGGTAAGCACCTGTCACCACACCCTAACCTGCTACCTCAGGCAATCGGTCGAAAGACGCCGGATAAACGTAACCGGCATACATCAGCTATGGCTAGACCGGCCAGTCGAAAAGCAGTATCGTCACTGCCTGCCATAGCGAACATTGACGAGCAACTAGACGAGGTTGTTATGAGCAAATCTATTGATTTAGCGCGTGAGAAAGGAAATCAAGCGATAGCAGTAATTATTGAAAAAGAGAATCAAATCATCAAAGAGGCAGTTAATCGGCACTTTGGTAATGATGACTTTGAGAACAACGCCAAGTTGTGTTCAACATATACAGACCCAAAAAGTGGGGTAAGAAAAGTCATTCATGAAGGCGTTGTTTTGTGTGAATTGCATCCAATGTTCACGTCAAAGCAGGATGATTATCGTTTCAACGTCTCATTTAATTATCGAATTAATAGTTAGATTTTACTAACAAAAAACAGGGCTGCCTAAGGGCGGCCTTTTTTATTGCACGACATTTCTGAAAGCGTCCTATCACCAATCACCAGAACACATCCAGATACCCTTGCACATTCGTGGCGACGGGGTAGGACGTTTTCAGACCCAATCTTATGCGTATTCGCATGCGCATTCATAAACAAGAGCCATTAGAAAGCCAGCCTGAGAAAATTCGTTAATCGGATAACTCTTGGGCGGATTTTCTATGCGAACAGGCTAGCTTACTACTGGAGTCCGATATGTTTCCGATAGATCAGATCGCTAACTATGTGGAGATAGACCCAACTTCAAGGAGCCACCTAAGATGGAAAAAGGATGTGGGTAAAATATTGAAAGCTGGAAATCCTGCATTTAACACTCCATCAGGGAGGTGTGGATATTTCCAAGGCCAGCTATTCGGCAAGAAGTATATGGCGCACAGAATAGTTTTTTTCTTGGCTAATGGTAGGTGGCCAAAGAAATTTGTTGACCATATCGACGGAAACTATCAAAACAATGCTCCTAGCAATCTCCGCGATGTAACGAACGCACAAAACCTCCAGAATATGAAAGGTGCCAAAGGCTACTCGAAAATGTACAACGGGAAGTTCCGAGTCACCATAAAAAACCCAAAAACTGGTAGATATGATTATCTTGGCCTTTGCGAGACAGAGGAAGAAGCCAAGAAAAGATATTTAGAAGCAAAGAGGGTCATTCACCCATTCTTTGTGGAATGAAAAACCCAGCGCTTGGCTGGGCTTCGTGAAGATGGGTGGCAAGAGACTGCTCGAACAGCCTCTTGCCTGATTTGCCCACGCCGTTAATCGCGAGCAAACCACGTTACTGATAAACGTATCCTGGATTTGTTCAATCCTCAATATCACTCATTCCTATTTTGAACAGATCCTCCGTTCCGGTGGAGGTGCCTATGAACTTCCCGGAAGGGATTACACAGCAAACTATGAAATGGATAGAAGAATTCCTTCCCTCGCTCTACGCGGCGGGGGCTGCCTGCGGAATCTCAGCGCTCATGAGCATATACGATGGCAAATCAATAGCGAAAACGGTAACGGGCGCACTCTCATGCGGAATCCTTACGCTAACAATAGCCGGATCACTTGAGTTATTTGGCCTTCCTAGCAATTCGGTAACCTTCGTTGGTGCAGCTATAGGATTTGTCGGTGCGGAGAAGGTGCGCGATAAGATTGCAGCAATGTTCGACCGAAAAACTGGCGGTGATACAAATGCAAACAAGTGAGAAAGGCATTGCTTTGATTAAAGAGTTCGAAGGCTGCAGGCTGACGGCGTATCAGGATAGCGTAGGGGTATGGACTATTGGTTATGGCTGGACCCAACCCGTCGACGGCGTGTCGGTGGGTAAAGGGATGACAATTACGCAAGAGATTGCAGAGAACCTGTTGCGTTCTGGTCTGGCGCAGTACGAAAAAGGCGTAACAAGGTTGGTTAACGTCGCGATTAATCAAAATCAGTTCGATGCGCTGGTTGATTTCGCCTACAACCTCGGAGTTAAGGCATTGGAAGGTTCAACTCTGCTGAAAAAACTGAATGCTGGCGATTACGCCGGGGCTGCGACTGAGTTTCCAAAATGGAATAAAGCAGGTGGAAAGGTACTGAATGGCCTGACACGTCGGCGTGAGGCGGAGCGCGCTCTGTTCCTATCGTGAGTATTAACCTGAAGTCTCTGATTATGCCAATTGTCATGCTATCGCTCGCTGCAACGGCATACATCTATCACGGCAAGTATAAGGATGAAGTTAAACGAGCAGAAACAGCAGAAAACAACCTGAAACAGGCAAACCAGACTATCACTGATATGCAGATCAGGCAGCGTGATGTGGCTGCGCTGGATGCCAAATACACGAAGGAACTGGCAGATGCTAATGCGACTATTGAAAGTCTCCGTACTGATGTGTCTGCTGGGCGTAAGCGCCTGCAAGTCTCCGCCACCTGTTCAAAGTCAGCTTCCGGAACCAGCGGCATGGGCGATGGAGAAAGCCCAAGACTTACAACAGATGCTGAACTCAATTATTACCGTCTCAGAAGTGGAATCGACAAAATAACCGCACAGGTGAATTACCTGCAGGAATATATCAGGACACAATGCCTGAAGTGATTCGTCACCCACTAAGAAGAACAGCCTGACTTCGGTTGGGCTTTTTTGAGTCTGAGCGCCATGCCCGGCGCGAATAAACCACAGAGTCTTACAGAAATGAGCTTCGGAGAATCACCGTTATAAGCGGCGGCTTCTCTGTGGGCGGTGTTTCTGGGCAACGAGGCTCATTTTTATAAGGTAAACGCAATGAACAGTCTGATCGCAGTAGAAGCAGAAGTGTCCATGAGTAGCCTGGACTTCCTGAACAACATCATCAACCCGTCTCGAATTGAGGCAGGGGAAAAGCCCGTTCGTCCATCCGATTTTCACGCCCGGGTAAATGATGAGATTGATGAAGAATTAAACTACGAAAATTTCGTAGTTGGCAGGACAGGTCATAAATCGCATTACACCATGCTTAACATGGAGCAGATGACGCTTGTCGGCATGAGAGAGTCAAAAGCAGTTAGGCGCTCCGTGCTGGCAAAGCTAAAAGTGATGCACGGACCACAAATACCCCAAAGTCTGCCTGAAGCATTGCGACTCGCTGCTGACCTTGCTGAACAAAAGGCGGTGCTGGAGAACAAGCTTGCTATTGCAGCGCCTAAAGCTGAGTTTGTCGACCATTACGTAGAGGCATCAGGTCTTATCGGATTCCGAGAGGCTGCAAAGCTTCTTAAGGTGAAAGAAAGTGACTTCCACCTGTTCCTTCTCGACCACGGTATCATGTATCGTCTTGCAGGAAAGATGACGCCATACGCACAGCATCTCGATGCAGGTAGATTCACCGTGAAAACTGGCGAGGCCGGAAATGGTCATGCATTCACTCAGGTGAAGTTCACGCCTAAAGGAATCCAGTGGACTGCCGGATTGCTTGCTAGCGAACGATATAAGGCAGCCTGATATCAGCCCGCGTCGTCCTGTCGCTGTCTCACCATCTTAACGAAGACCACGCCGCCTTAGCGGTATCCCTCCGTGCGAGTGGATGGTGTTAATCAATAACAGGGCATACCGCGATTTACCCGCTTAATCCATGAGGCGGGGTTTACGCACATGGCAGCTAATCTGCGCTGCGGTAGAAGAAGCAGCTATAACAGCAACTGGAGACTTGTATGAAGCCGATTATTCACAGGCATGATGGGCAATATGTCTGCTACCGTGACAAGGACAGGATTTACATAGACTTTGTATACGGTGTTGGGGCGACGCCAGTTGATGCTTATCGTGACTGGCTAATGAAGCTACCTGCATGACATTACAGAAGCTCCTTGCGAGGGGCTTCGATAATGACAACCAACACCGGAGCATCTCATGACCGATGAAGTAAAGCCGGTATATCGAATAGACGTTACAACCGTAAGCGGAGATTCGTTGGTGTCGCTCTTGAGGACGGCTCATGGGTATACCTCAAGCCAGAATCAGTATTGCTGATGAAATACACGCAGCAGGAAACAACAGAGTAAGGATAAAACGTGGCAGGTCTGACAATTAAGCAAGAGGCTTTCTGTCAGGCATACATCGAAACGGGTAATGCTTCAGAGGCTTATCGGACGGCGTATGCTGCTGACAAGATGAAGCCAGAGGCAATACACGTAAACGCAAGCAAGCTGCTTGATAACGCTAAGGTAGCACTAAGGGTGAAAGAACTTCAGGGAGAAATTAAGCAACGCCATAACGTCACGGTCGACTCCCTACTTGCCGAACTTGAAGAAGCAAGGCAAAAAGCTCTTAGCGCCGAAACTCCACAATCATCAGCTGCTGTGGCTGCGACCATGGGTAAGGCAAAGCTTACAGGACTGGATAAGCAAGTTGTCGAGCTAACAGGTCAGGGTGGCGGTCCTGTTCGCGTTGTAACAATGTCGCCTGACGATATAAAGCGGGTGATCGAGAATGACGACTGCTGATGACATCGTAAGAGCAAGGATGTGTGAGGCAGACGGCCTTTACTTTGCGAGATACTTCTTCAAGCAACGTACCGGCGGAAAGATGATAGTCGCGCCTCACCACAAGGTGATTCAGCAAACACTTGATCGCGTCATAGATGGTGAGATTAGCCGACTCATTATCAACGTTCCGCCTGGCTACACGAAGACGGAACTGGCGACTATCAATATGATGGGGCGAGGGCTTGCACTCAATAACCGCGCTCGCTTCATGCACCTGTCCTACTCCCACAACCTTGCGCTTCTTAACTCCTCCACAGCTCGCGGCATGATTAAGTCGCAGGCGTATCAGTCAATGTGGCCTATGGCGCTGCGTGATGATGCAGACAGCAAGGCCATGTGGTGGACTGAGCACGGCGGTGGAGTTTACGCGTCGTCAGCAGCAGGACAGGTTACCGGCTTTCGAGCCGGACATATGGAACCAGGATGGCAAGGCGCGCTGATTATCGATGACCCAGTTAAACCTGATGATGCTTATTCGGAAGTGGTTCGTGACGGAGTTAACAACCGCTTTAACGAGACAATCAAATCGCGACTGGCGATAGAAACAACGCCGATGATTGTCATCATGCAACGGATCCACTACCACGACCTGAGCGGCTATCTGCTGCGTGGTGGTAGCGGTGAAATGTGGCATCACCTCAACCTTCCGGTGATTATCGACAACAGCCTGAGCTATTCCGAGCTATACCCAGATAATACTCACGCCATACCGATTGACCATCGACTGCCTGATGGCTGGCTGTGGCCTTTCAAACACAACGAATCACATCGCACAGCTTTGTTCTCTCACAGGCGCACAGCAGAAGCTCAGTACATGCAGAACCCTCGTAGGTTTAACGCTGAGGGTGCTTTGTGGACAGAGGACATGATTACAGCAGCTCGCTCGCTGCGAGTCACAGAGGAGCTTTCACGCACTGTAATCGCCATTGACCCGCAGGCAACGAATAGCGATGAAAGCGATGAGACGGGAATTGTGGCTGCGAGCGCATATGGCACAGGTGAGCGCATGCAGTATTCCGCGGACGGTGACTATAGCGGCAAATATTCCCCTAACGGCTGGGCAACCAAAGCAATGGATGCCTATAAGCAGCATGATGCCGACGCTATCGTGATTGAAACGAACCAGGGAGGCGATATGGCAGAGGACACGTTACGCAATGCCGGGTTCAAGGACCGCGTCATTCGCGTTCATGCCAGCAAAGGTAAGTTTGCCCGCGCTGAACCTATTTCTGCTTTATATGCACAGGGAAGGGTGGCGCATCAGGGCAATCTCTACAAGCTCGAGAATCAGCAAATGGAATATGTGCCTACCACAGCCAAAAAATCCCCTGACCGACTTGATGCTCTTGTATGGGCGATGACTGAGTTAAGCGGACAATCTTCAGGCGCTATCTTCTTCACATAAGGAGCACACTCAGTGAGTGATAAATCAGAACTCGACATCCTCGCTGGGCTAATCGTCAACAGCCTTAACGAGGTTGGGCGAGCCAGGCAGTTATACACTGCCGGAATGAATAAATCTGGCAACACTAAGCACCATCATATGTGGTGTGAGTTTGGGTATCCTGAGCATCTTACATTTGATCATTACTACAACATGTATGAACGTAATGGCGCTGCTTTCGGCGCTGTTCACAGGCTTCTTGATACATGCTGGATAGATAATCCCGTCATCATTGATGGCGAGAAAGCTGACAAAGCCAAGAAAACCACTAAGTGGGAAAAGGCTGTCACAAAGTTCATGAAGAAGAAATGGGCGCACATAAGGGACGCCGACCGCCGCAATATGGTCGGTCATTATTCTGCGCTCATCATGCAATTCAGAGATAACCGAGAATGGAGTGAGCCAGTTGACAGGGTGCTTGTAAAGCGTCTTGGTGAAAAAGGATTGGTCAAGCTCATTCCTGCATGGGAAGCTCAAATTAAGCCCGGTGAATTGGTGCAGGACCAGCGTTCCGACAGATATGGACAGCCTGAGTATTACTGGTTCAATGAGCAACCCGTTGGTGATGTTACGTCCAGCACCATGGGGCCCAGGCGGCAGGTCAAGATACATCCTGAAAGGGTAATCATTTTCTGTGAAGGCTCAGAAGATGAATCCACGATGTCTGGAATCCCTTTGCTAAGAGCAGGGTACAACGACCTTCAGGATATGGCTAAGGCATCTGGTGGTTCTGCAGAGGGCTTTTATAAGAATGCTGCACGGCAACTCGGCATCAACATGTCTAAAGACACTGACATGCAAACCATCATTGCTGAGGCTAAGAAGAAGGGATACACAGGCCTTGCAGAAGCTATGAACGCAGCCATCGACAAGCTGAACCGAAGCATTGACTCGGCGCTTGTCACGCAAGATGGCGACGTTAAGGTGCTATCCGTTGCTGCTGCAGACCCTAAGCCAACATGGGACGTTTCAGCCAACCAATTCTCATCATCCGTTCAGATTCCATTCACAATGCTGTTTGGGCAGCAGACGGGCCGTCTTGCATCTGATGAAGATAAAACAGACATGGCAAAGAGAGGGAACGGGCGGCGTAATGGCTTCCTATCTGACCGCATTGAAATCTTCATCGAAACGATGTGGGAATATGGCGTTATTGATCAGCCAAAAACAGGTGAAGTCACTATTGAGTGGTCGGATTTGCTGGCTCCTAGCCAGAAAGAGAAGATTGCTAACGCTAAAGAACTTGCGACCGTCGCAGAGTCTTCACAGAAGGCGTTCGGTACATCTGCAATCGAACCTAACGAGATACGTGAAGCTGCAGGTCTTGAGCCTCTTCCGGATGTTGAGAACGAACGCGCAAGACCAACACAGACAGAGGCAGGAGACCCGCTAAATGGCGACACAACAAGCGAAGATGCCTCTGCTACCACGCAACCAGAAAGATCCGACTCAGAGCAGCAAAGCCGTCAACAGGATGCAGCGTGATATCGAGGAACGGTACTACGGCATCAAGAAGGATTTAGCTGATTACATCGTGCCGTATCTTACAGGTCTGGAATCACAGACAAATGCCCAGCGTGGCGCGTTGGTCTGCAATAATGTTGAGTCTGAGCCGTCGCTCTATTGGGTAACGGTCAATGCCTACTCATATGACCTCGACGCTACACAACTGGCTAACCTGTTTACACGAATACAGCAGATACTTGATGACTGGTTCCTGGAAGGTGGCCAGACTCAAATCTGGTCCGGTGATTACGTGGCTCAGGAGTATCAGCGAGGCACACAGTACGCCTTCACCAACCTGTCAGCTCAGAGCGATGTTTACG